AGCAAGTGGAACAACTGGCGGTGCTGGTGGCACAGGGATGTGTTCTACCATTACTGGGCAACGTGTTTTTTATGCTGGCGGCGGTGGCGGTGGAACATTTGGTACTAGCGCACAAAGTAGTCTTGGTGGCGCAGGTGGTGGTGGCGCAGGTGCTGGTGCTACTGCTGGCAATGGTACAAGCGGAACTTCAAACACAGGTGGCGGGGGAGGTGGCGGTTGGTACAACGATGCAACGCAATACTATGGCGGCTCTGGCGGCTCTGGCATCGTAGTCATCCGCTACCCCTCATCACAATCAGCACCCACTTCCACAACAGGAAGCCCTCAGATAAACTACGCAGACGGGTATCAGATTTATACTTTCACATCTTCTGGCACTATCACTTTTTAATGCAAGTCTTTGTTTACACCATCACTAACAAGATCAACATGAAACAGTATGTTGGTATTACACGCAACATGCGTCAGCGTTGGGGTGAGCATAAACTTCCATATAACAATAAGACCTCTATGGGCAAAGCCATACACAAGTATGGTCAGCAGAATTTTGAAATGGTGCAAATTGCAAGCGCAACAAGCTGGGCCAATGCTCAGTTGGTTGAGAAGGCATTGATTAAACAACTTAACACCAGAGTGCCAAATGGGTACAATTTGACAGATGGTGGTGATGGAACGCTTGGGTTTAAACACACGGCAGAAGAATGCCAACGCAGAAGCGAAAGGTGTCCAACTCGCAATCCAGAAACCATGAAGTTGATTGCCGACAAACAACGAGGCGTTAAGCGCCCCCATACATCGGGTGAAAATAATCCTTTGTTTGGTAGAACTGGGTCAAAATCACATATGACTAAACACATTGTGGTTGCTACAAATATGGCAACTCAAGAGCAAAGAACTTTGATTGGCGCTAAAGCCATTAAAGAGGCGGGATTTAATAGATCGCATGTATACGCATGTGCTAATAAGCAACGCAAAACCCATCAACAGCACACTTTTGAATTTCAAGGAGAATTAGCATGAGCCATTTTGCCAAGGTCGAGAACGGAATTGTCACATCAGTTATTGTGATTGAGCAAGACGTTTTGAATTTAGGTCATTGGGGTGATCCCGCTTCCTATGTCCAAACAAGTTACAACACCTCTAGTGGAGTTCACTCACAGGGCGGTACGCCATTGCGTAAGAATTTTGCTGGTATTGGTTACACATACGACTCAGGCCGTGATGCGTTTATTCCCCCCCAACCATTTATATCTTGGGTTCTAGACAATGGCACTTGCTTATGGGGCGCACCTACACCTATGCCCGTTGTAGAAGGCAAGCGCTTTACATGGGACGAACCCACAACATCTTGGGTTGAAGTAACCGCCTAATAGGAATAATCATGGCTCAATACAGTGGAATGTGGACGCTAAGTCAGGTCAGTCAAGCCGTAAAAGACTTGAACTGGACGGGTCTACCTCCGTCTGTTGTTGAGTATTTGATTGTTGCTGGTGGGGGTGGCGGTGGTCGTGAAAATTACCAATCTGGATGCGGAGGCGGAGGTGGTGCTGGTGGATTGCTTGCAGGCTATGCGGGTATTACATCTGGTACTTCTTACTTTGTAACAGTTGGCGCGGGCGGAGCAGGTGTAGCGGCAACTCCAGCAAGTAACGGCAACATTGGAAATAATTCCGTTTTTGACGCTACCACTTCTGGTGCATTTACAGGGCGTATTGTTGCCACTGGTGGTGGAGGCGGTGGTGGTGGAACAAGTATTCCAGCCACAGCGGGTAGTGGTGGTTCTGGTGGTGGTGCGGGCCAAGCAACAAATATGTCTCCCGGCTCTGGAACATCAGGGCAAGGCAATAGAGGCGGTAATGGAACTTCTACAAGTGCTGGCGGCGGGGGTGGCGGTGCAGGCACACAAGGGTTGGATGGCCCATCATCAGGCTCATTCGGAACAAATGGTGGTGCAGGCATTTCTTCGGCTATATCTGGAACTGTTACTGCATACGCTGGCGGTGGTGGTGGGGCTGGTGGCAATGGTAGCGGTACTAATGGTATCGGTGGAGTTGGCGGTGGTGGTAATGGAATGTTGTACAGCAGTACACAAGGAACCGCAGGGACAGCTAACACGGGTGGCGGTGGTGGTGGGAACGCAAACAGTGGCGCAACAAGTGCGGCTGGCGGTTCAGGCATTGTCATTCTTCGCTACCCCGGCTCAATTCAATATTTCACTGGTGGCACAGTAACTTTAAGCGGCATCAGCCCTAACGGTTATTTTGTTGTTCACACATTTACTTCGTCTGGCACTTTAGCGCCCACTGCGGCTACAAATTTAGCCCCTACACTGCCTTCTAATACGGCAGTCTTCTATACATCAGGCGTGTGGACTGCACCCGCAGGCGCTACGCAAGTTCAATATCTTGTGGTAGCTGGTGGTGGTGGCGGAGGAATGACTAATACTGCTGGCGGTTACTCAGCCGCAGGCGGTGGCGGTGCTGGTGGATTCTTAACGGCTACTGGTCTTTCTGTAACTGCTGGGACTACATACACTGTAGTAGTTGGCGCTGGTGGTGCTGGTGCAGTAACAGAAGGCACAGGGGTTACAGGTTCAAGTTCTATTTTTAGTTCTATTACTGCTACAGGTGGCGGCGGCGGCGGTAATGCTGGCGCTACTGCTAACAATGGTTTACCGGGCGGATCGGGGGGTGGTTCTTCTGGCGGTAGTGCGGGACAGACAGGCGGGGCGGCTTCTCCAGCAGGTCAAGGTAATGCTGGCGGTTCCGTTACTGGAAATATTTTTGGTGGTGGCGGTGGCGGTGGTGCAGGAGCCGCCGGTTCGGGCGGTACTGGACAATACAATGGTTACGCTGGCGGTATTGGTTTGACATCTTCTTTAATTGGTACATCAACCTACTATGCTGGCGGTGGTGGTGGCGGAGGTTATTACTTAAATACTGGTGGTGCTGGTGGTACAGGTGGTGGTGGTACAGGCGCATCAAACGTCCCCGCAATTGCTGGAACTACTAACACAGGCGGTGGTGGTGGTGGCAATAATGGAACCTCAAGCACAATACAAGTTGGCGCTAACGGCGGCTCTGGCATCGTAATCATCAAGTGGAGCTAACCAATGTATGCGCTGGCTCCTACTTCTACTGCTGGTGGTGGGGCTGGTTGGAGCCGTAGCCAAGAATGGCTGTCATGTGCGCGAGTTCTATGGAATTGGCTACACAGTCCACGATCCGACCGAACGTCACAAAGAGATGATGGCGTGGTTGGATCAGAACGCAGGTCATTGCAAGTCAACGGAATACATAGTCATTTGGAACAATCTGGCAGAGTGGTCAGGCTCGGCAGATTCCACATGGCTTAGAGCCAAGGTTGTCCATGGATACAAGGATGCACTTGAACGGGAGAAAAAATGACCAAGAAACCGATACCCAAGCCAGCAATGGACACCAAAGACAAATTGACGATTTGGGTAACGCTCATGGTCAGCATCACATTGTGCATCTCGGTACTGGCTATGGTGTTTGCTTTCCTGCTCGGATTATGGGCAAAAGAGGTGGACAATCACGAAATATTCAAAATGATTTCACCCGCTTTTTCTACTCTTATCGGCGGCATGATTGGGTTCCTGAGTGGTATCAAACTCATGCAGAATGAAGACAAAAAGGATCACAAATGTTAGACATATTCACAGGCGGTATCTTTGGCTCCTTGCTTGGCGGGGTGTTTAGGCTTGCCCCAGAAGTCCTAAAGTTCATGGACAAAGGCAACGAGCGCAAGCATGAGCTTGATATGTTCAAGTTCCAATGCGATTTAGAAGCCCAGCGCGGTGCTCAAAAGTTGTCTGAGATTGGCGCACAAAGAGAAGCGGCTGTTGACGTAGGTGTAATGGATGCATTTAACGCCGCCATCGTATCTCAAGGTGAGATGGCAAAAGCCGCTGGTGGTTGGGCGGCGGCTGTATCTGCAAGCGTTCGTCCAGTGGTGACTTACTGGATACTGTTTGTCTGGAGCTTTGTCCACGTATGGTTTGCCTACAACTCATGGTCTGCTGGCGCTCCCCCCGCAGAAGTGTTTAAGATGATGATGTCTCCTGACTTTTCAGCCTTGTTAGCTGGCACAATAAATTTCTGGTTCCTCGACCGTACTTTAGCTAAGAGGGGTTTGTAAATGACTAGAGAAGATATTGTTCGCATGGCAAAAGAAGCGGGCATGGAGTCATTTAATATTTGTGTTGAATTAGATGACTTTGCCGCCCTTGTTGCTTCTGCCGAACGTGAGGCGTGTGCAAAACTTGCAGATGAGTGGGCAGTAGGTTGGCCTCATCCCGCAAAAACTATTGCTTTAGACATCCGAGCAAGACCATGAACCTAGAACTGGCCGCTGAACTGTGCCGCCGGTATGAAGGGTATCGGGCCAAGCCCTACCTTTGTCCGGCTGGTGTGGCTACGATTGGCTATGGTTCTACCTATTACGCAGACAAACGCAAGGTGACTTTAGAAGATGCGCCGATGGATGAACCAATGGCACGGGCGCTTTTGATGATTGAGTTGGAGCATACGTATCTACCCGGAGTTTTGCGTAACTGCCCAAGCTTAATTACTGACGTTCGTAAATGCAATGCCATAGTTGACTTTTGTTACAACCTTGGTGTAGGACGCTTGCAAACAAGCACGTTAAAGAGGAAAATCAATGCCAATGATTGGGAAGGAGCAAAAGAACAACTGATGCTCTGGACTAAGGGTGGCGGTCGGGTACTGCCGGGCTTATTAAAACGCCGCACGGCTGAGTGCGCACTGCTGGACTAACCGATGCCATTACAAAAAGTTCTGTTCAAGCCAGGGGTGAATCGTGAAAACACACGCTATACCAATGAAGGCGGCTGGTTTCAGTCTGATAAGGTACGTTTTCGCCAAGGCACACCTGAGAAGATTGGCGGCTGGGCACGCATTTCAATCTCTAGCTTCTTAGGTACTTGCCGTTCGCTTTGGAATTGGATCACGCTAGCTAACCTTAACTTGCTTGGTGTTGGCACAAACCTTAAGTTCTACATTGAAAACGGCGGCCTGTACAACGACATCACGCCTATCCGCTCGGCTGCAGTACTGAGCAACCCATTCAAGACAACCAATCTACTTACTACAGTTACTGTAACTCACACGGCGCACGGCGCAGTAAATGGCGATTTTGTAAGTTTTAGTAACGTGGCTACGGTCGGGGGTTTAAACCTCAATAACGAGTATCAAATTACTTTAATTGATGCCAATTCATACACCATCACCGCAGCAAGCGCAGCCACATCTACTGTAGCAGCAGGAGGCGGAACAACTGTTAGCGCCGTGTATCAAATCAACGTGGGCTTGCCGTTTGAAGTTCCGCTAACTGGCTGGGGCGCTGGCGCTTGGGGTATTGGAACGTGGGGTTTTGGCGGTACATCTATATCAGCTTTGCGTTTGTGGAGCCAAAGCAACTACGGTGAAGACTTAATACTTGGCTATCGCGGTAGCCCAATTTACTACTGGTACGCAAACTATGGTTTGACGCCCGCCTTATCTACTATAACTATTGCATCCCCTGCGGTTGTAACTACCCCCCTTACTTTGCTAAATGGTACGCCTGTTATTTTTACTAACTCTGGCTACCCATCTGCGTTGCCGACTGGCTTGGTTGTGGGAACTACGTACTACGTTAAAAATGTTTCGGGTAATACATTTAATCTAGCTGCTACCCCCACAGGCGCGGCTATTAACACATCTGGTACGCAGTCCGGTACACACTACATCATGCCCAACGCGGTTCCTGTATCGTCTTTGTCGGGGGCTACAAGTGTGCCTTTGATGCAGAACTTTATTTACGTGTCAGATGTAAGCCGGTTTGTGTTTGCATTTGGTACAAACGATATTGGCTCGACCGTTCAAGACCCGATGCTTATTCGTTGGTCGGATCAGGAATCCGTGGTGGACTGGTATCCATCTGCCACTAACCAAGCAGGCAGTGTGCGCTTATCACACGGTGCAACTATTGTTACGGCTATCCAGACCCGCCAAGAGATTGTGGTTTGGACTGACTCGACTCTGTATTCACTGCAATACCTTGGCCCCCCTTATGTCTGGGGCGTTCAATTGTTGGGCGATAACATTTCTATTCTTGGACAAAACGCTGTAGCTCAAGCGTCTGGTGTGGTGTACTGGATGGGCACCGACAAGTTCTATTCCTACGATGGCCGCGTTAACACGCTTAACTGTGACCTGCGCAAGTTTATTTATCAAGACATTAACTTGGGACAAAATCAACAAGTTTTTGGTAGCACAAACGAGGGCTTCAATGAAGTCTGGTGGTTCTATTGTTCAGCTAACAGTACTGCTATTGATAAGTACGTGGTGTACAACTACCTTGAAAAGACTTGGTACTACGGCACAATGAACCGCACGGCATGGCTAGACTCTGGTCTAAGGGATTACCCTATTGCTGCAAACCCGCTAAGCGCTACGACAGGAAATATTGTTAACCAAGAATACGGCAACGATGACAATGCAACGGGCACTCCGGTGGGAATCAATGCGTATATTTCTTCGTCTGAGTTTGATATTGGTGACGGCAATAATTTTGGTTTCATCTGGCGCATGTTGCCGGACTTGACATTCTCAGGGTCAGACGCTTCCCCAACACCACAACTTACGATGACTCTGTATCCTATGGTTAACTCAGGTTCTGGAACAGGTACGCCTGTGGCGGCTAACGTTAATCAGTTGACAGGTGCCCAGTACACAATCACTGAAGGTTTCACGGGGCAGGTGTTTACCCGAGTGCGCGGTCGCCAGATGATTTTAAAAGTAGAGTCCACCCAGCTTGGAACTCAATGGCAGCTTGGCGCAACCCGTATTGACATTAGGCCGGATGGCAGACGATGAGTTACATCATTACGTCTGAAACAGAGCTTAGCAAGATTGCGGCTCCTAGTTTGCCTTTGGCAACAACAGAATATGACCGCCAGTATCAGGATCAGCTAAACAACGTCTTGCGTTTGTACTTTAACCGGCTGGATAACTTGCTGGCTCAGTTGGTTACATCTGGGATTGTTCCAGCTACTACAAATTACACCGTTGCAACGTTACCAAGCGCTGTTACATCTGGTGTTGGCGCAAGGTCTTTTGTTACGGATGCTTTAGCCCCTACGTTTGGCGCAACAGTTGTTGGTGCGGGTACAGTTAAAGTACCGGTGTACTCTGATGGAGCCGACTGGAAAGTTGGCTAAAACAAGTTAAAAATGATATTATCAAACAACCCCCATTTTGAGAGGCAAAAATGAGCCTGCATAAGTTTGCCGACATGGTTGCCCAACAAGGCCGTGGCGATGACTCCTTATTAATTCACATGACGCCGGACGAAGTCCAGCGCCTACAGCAGTTTGCCCAAGCAAATGGTCGTTCGTTGACCATTAACCCTACTACGGGTTTACCCGAAGCCGGCATGCTGTCTGATTTATTCAAAGCCATTGCCCCTATTGCCCTTGGCGCGTTCCTTGGCCCTGCTGGTTTTGGTATGTCATCCATGATGGCAGGCGTGGCTACGGGCGGCATTACAGCTTTGGCTACCGGCAGTCTGTCTCGCGGCCTCATGGCCGGATTGGGTGCGTATGGTGGAGCGGGTCTGGGTGAGAGTTTGATGGGCGCTGGAGGTAATGCGTTAGTTGCTGGCGGCGCACCAATTGGTGCAGAAAATATTGCGGGGCCTGCTGTGCCCCCAATTGAACAAGTAAACCCCTCTAACTACAATCTAAGCAACGCAGATAAATTTAGCGCAGGCGTAAAAGCAGTTACAGCAAGCCCCACAGCGGCACTTGATTTTGCCAAAAGCAACCTTAGTAATCTTTCCGCTGCAGCCGCACCAATCATGGCAGGTGCTATGGTTCCGACAACCACCAAGTTGCCCACGCCTACAAACAACAACTACATTCGCCAGTTTGACTACAACATTAACCCAGACACAGGCAAGCCCGATCCTCTGTACGGTATGCGTGCTATGACGCCAGTCAAGGCCAGTGAGTTTGGAAACAAAACATTCCAAGGCCAGCGCGATGCTTTTAGACAACAAAACCCAAACCCTTACGAACTTGGCGTAAGTTCTTTAAATCAACCACCACAGCCGCAACAACCAGCGCAAATGAATACAGGCGGTATTGTGGCTTTGGCTGGTGGTGATGTTAAGCACTATGCTATCGGTCGGCTAGTAGAGGGGGGCCCCCTGACTGGAGGGGCGGGGCTAGATATGAACAACGATATCTATAAATACTTTTCAGACCCCGCAACACAAGCGCTTTTGTCGTCAGGTAACGATGCGGCTATTGCTGCAAAAATGCAAGAAAAAGACTGGACAGCCGCGCAAATTGCTGCGGCCACCGGCACGCAAAACAAACAAGCTGATTACGAACGCCGTTTTGCTCAAGCAGTGGCAACGCCAACTACCGATGCTAGTGAGTTTTTAGCCGCAACTAAAGATGTTGGTTTGCAAAACCAAGGATTGGCTACCGCGTTACAAAACTCTGGCATGTCCGCCGCTGACCAATACGCACTTACACATAATTTAAACGACGCTGCTGGAGCATTAGACGCTAGTGGGAAACCGATTGATTTCTATAACAAAATTGGATACACAGCAGGCGCTTTACCCGGCGACCAAGGCGGTTTAGAAGGTTTGTACGCTAACATTAATTACTCTGCAAAAGGTTTACAAGACCAGATTAATGCAGGGACGTTGTCTGTAGCCGACGCGCAAGCCCTTGCACGGGGTGAAATGGGGCGTGTGGGTGTTAATGATAAAGATATTAAATCTGCAACAGGCAAAGATTTTGCTAGCCTGTTTACGCCCAAGACTGTTGTAACCCCACCACCAGACCCGTTTGTGTCTGTAACTCCCGGAGAAGTAAAACTTCCAACAGCCACCACATACGACAACGGTGCGTTTGGCAACTACGGTTCTGGTAACAAAACTGGCGTTGACTCAAACGGCAAAACCGTTTCTATAGCCACTCCCGGCGATATCATTACAAACCCAGACGGAACACGTACAGTAGTGCCCAACGTCCCCGGTCGTCCATACGGCGGATTCACAGGTATGGATCCGGTTAAAAGTGCGTACACAGCCGGTGGCGGAAGCTTGGGCTACACAGCCAAAGCACCAAAAACAATTGACGAATTCAATCAACTGTATAACAAGCAGACTGGCGACTCGTTAGCGGCATATAACTACCTGATGGGTAAGGGCGCTAACAACAACGCATACCCTGTTAAATCTGGCGTGGCTAAAGTTGCTGTACCATACAACGAGTATGTGTTGGGTAAAAAGACTGCGAGTACAAAACCTGTAACCACAGACAAAGGTACAACAGTTATAGGCGTGCCCGGTAACCCGCAATCTTACTTTGATGAGAAAGCATATCTTGCCGCGCATCCGGATGTGCAGGCAGAGTTGACAACAGGTAAATCTGTGTCAGGTAAACCCGTGCAATTCTCTTCTGGTTACGAGCACTGGCTTAAATACGGCCAGCCTGCTGGTTGGGCTTTTTCTGGCGACTATGCCGGTTATAAAACTGCGGCAGCTTTGGCTACTTCAGGCGGTGCAACAGGCGCAGGTGGTGGGCCCGGAGGCACTACAGCAAACTCAGCCAACACAGTTAGCGACAGCAACACAGCCAATAGCATTACGGGTTTAGCGGCTCCTGCTAACAACAGTATTTCAGTATCCGATGCCGTAGCCTCTCCTGCTGATTCTGCCACTACTTCTGCGTCTACTGGAAATAGTATTGGCGCAGGGCAGGGAGATGGTGATGGTGATGGTGATGGTGGTGTTGGCGATGCTAGAGGCGGGTATTACTCCCGTGGCAAACTGAACTACGGTTCTAAAAATATGGCGATGGGCGGATACGCCCTTGGTGGCTTAGGCTCTCTGGGTTCTTACTCTGATGGCGGTCGATTACTCAAAGGCCCCGGTGATGGCGTGTCTGACAGCATCCCTGCAACCATTGGCGCTAAGAGTCAGCCCGCACGCCTTGCCGATGGTGAGTTTGTAGTGCCTGCGCGTATCGTGTCTGAACTAGGCAACGGCTCTACAGATGCAGGCGCTAAAAAGCTCTACGCCATGATGGATCGTGTGCAAAGCGCACGGGGCAAGACCACAGGCAAAAACAAAGTAGCGGCTAACAGTCGCTCTGATAAATATCTTCCCGCGTAAGGAATAGATCATGGCAACGACCCCAGTCTCCCAAGTACAAGAATATCAAACAGGCTTTGCGCCTGTTATTGCCCCCTACGCAGAAGAACTGCTAGGCAAAGCACAACTGCAAACGGATGTTGAACAAAACCCCTACATGCAGTATATGGGGGAGCGTCAAGCACAGTTCACACCTTTGCAACAGCAGTCGTTTGAAAATGCAGCATTGATGCAAACTGCCCCTCAGTTGGGGGACGCTACCGCTATGGCGGGTATGGCAGGTTTGGGCGCACTTAATACGCAGTACACGTTTAACCCGTACCAAGCACAGCAGTTTACGGGCAACAACGTACAAGCCTATATGTCTCCCTACATGCAGAATGTAGTGGATATTCAACAGCGGGAAGCTCAGCGTCAAGCAGATATTGCAGGTACTCAACAACAAGCAGCAGCAACTAAAGCAGGTGCTTTTGGCGGTAGCCGCGACGCAATCATGCGTTCTGAGGCGGCTCGTAACTTAGCGTTGCAAAAAGGCGACATCCAAGCTCAAGGTTTACAAAACGCCTACCAACAGGCAATGCAACAGTTCAACCAATCCCAAGCGCAAAACTTGGCAGGGCAACAACTTAACGCCCAACAACAACAGTTTGGTTCGGGTCTTGGACTTCAAGGTTTGCAAACAGCCATGACAGGTGCTAAGAGTCTGGCAGATATTGGTCAAACACAGTACGGACAGAACATGGGCCTGCTCAGTATGCAGAACCAGTTTGGTAGCCAGCAGCAAGGCCAAGTGCAGAACGTTCTGAACAACCAATACCAAGACTATTTAAACTACCAAAACTATCCATACAAGCAAATGGGCTTTATGTCCGACATGATCCGTGGTTTGCCTTTGGCTCAACAGTCTTCCACAATGTATGCGGCTCCCCCTTCAATGCTGGGGCAAGTTGCTGGCGCTGGTATTGCCGCTAAAGGTCTAGGTATGTTTGCCAAGGGCGGCGCGGTTCAGGACGTCGACTATAGAGAGCGTCCTGCTGGTCTGGCAGAATTGGCTATCCATAACATGGGTTGAAGAATATGGCATTACCTAACTCCGAAAAAATCACATCTCAAATTGCGATGTTGCCCGATGCTGCACTGAAGCAGATGGCCATGATGCACAAGAGCGATCCATATGTTCTTCCCCTTATTATTTCCGAAGATGGCCGTCGCAAACAGATGCGCCAAGCCGCACAAGCTCAGATGGCGGGTATGCCCCAGCCCAAGGTAGCCGATGCTGCGTTAGCACAAATGGGTCAGCTACCCGAAGAACAAGGTATTGCTCAGATCCCTGCGCCCAACATGCAGCATATGGCTGACGGCGGTATTGCTGGCTACGGTGAGGCTCCGGAACAAAGCATGGGCACAGGCGGTATGGGTGGTATGGGTGGTATGGGTGGTATGGGTGGTGTGTTTAACTATGCTCAGCAAAGCGACCCCGTTATTCGTATGGCTTCCGGAGGTGTGCCGGGAGATGCAAGCGGTGTAGCAGTGCCCCGTGACTTAGACGCATACATTGAAGAACAAGCCAAACTTAACGGTATTCCTCCAGCCACGCTTCGCGCAGTTATTCAAGCGGAAAGCAGCGGCAAAGTTGATGCTCAAAGCAAGACTTCTTCTGCCCAAGGTTTAATGCAGTTAATTAACCGCACCTTTACCAAGGGCGGCGGCGATCCAGAGAAACGCAAAGACCCGTTTGAGAACGTGCGTGTTGGCGCTAAAGTTCTGGGAGAAGACGCGGCAGCTTTACGCAAGACGTTAAATCGGGATATTGCCCCAGAGGAACTGTACGCAACTCACGTACTCGGCCGCCCTACAGGTTCACGCTTGTTACAAGCTGACCCTAGCATGACAATGGCGCAGGCGCTTAAAGCGGCTGATCCCAAAAATGCCGACAGCATTATCAGCAGTAACTCTAAGTTGTTTGGCGACGGCAAGAAAACCGTTGGCGAAGTCATGCAGACGTTTTCTACCAAGATGGCTTCAGCCATGCCTGTTGCTTCGGCACAGGCCGCACAAACACCTCAACCTGCCCCCACTGTTCCTCAGAAAGAACGTTACCTGACTGGTAATGAGCAAGTTACCGGCGCGGGCGAGACAGCTTTGCAGTATCTTACTGGTGCGGCGGCTATGCCACTGGCGGGGGCTTACACTGCGTTGGGGCAGTTGCCTAATGTGTTTTCTGGCAAAGGTGCTGACCGCGCCGAAATGGAAAAGTTGTACCGTGAACGAGCCGGTGCCATGACGTACGAACCCCGTACTGTAGGCGGTAAAACTGTTTCCGAAGGTTTTGGCCAAACGTTAGAAGACTTAAAAATCCCTGCATACATGGCACGTATTGGTGCTGGCACGCCCAAAGGCCCAGTTGCCCGTCCTTCTGCTGAAGGTATTGCAGGTATTGCAGAGCAGATGAAACAAGCTGCGGCTGAACAAAAAGCGGCTGTGTCTACGCCGCGTTTAGAGCCTCCTCGTACAGAGAAGCCCAAAATGGTTGTGGATTCCGAAGGCCGTGCAATGCCAGAAGATAGTCGTACTCGTGTCGCTAATGCGTTTGACGATTTAAGTGCCGCTGAGAAAGCTGCGCGGGATGCTGCCGCATATGAAAAAGCCGCACAGGAAGCTAAAAACGCCCCTGACTTGAGCAAGTACGCTGGCGTCATGGATGAAAACCAAACGGAAGCGGCTCGTGCCCGCGGTATTTCTGCGCTTGCAGGTATAACGCCGTCAAGTATTAACGCACAAAAAACCGTTGCGCCTGAAGTACCTCAACGCCCAGAAGTTGGCGAATCTGTTTCGGGTACGTACGACACCACAGTACCTAAACCCTCCGATCTTATTGCGGCCACTAAAGAAACTGTTCCGACCAAAGACCGTAAAGGTTTTGACAATGAAGACTTGTTGACGCTTGGTTTAAGTCTGATGGCTAACAAGTCACCATACTTTATGACCGCCTTGGGCGAGTCAGGTTTGCAAACTTTAAGTGCCAAGAAAGAGCGTGAGAAGCGTGAGACTGACCTTGAGTACAAGGACATCATGAAGAAGTACTACGGTTCCATGGGAGAAAAAGCTGGAGCAGAAGCTAAACAAATTGAAAGTGGCGCTAAGTACGATGCGACTGCACGCCAGCATGCTTTGGACAATATCTCACGCGAGATGCAGAAGTGGGAAGCCAACCCATTGAATATCAATGCTACGCCGCAACAAGTTGAAGCAAAACGTCTATCGTTAGCACAGACCTACTTCCCCTTGGCAGGTCTAGAACTTCCCAGTACAATGGGCGCACCAGCACCCTCTGCCGGATTTAAGGTCTTAGGGAGCCGCCCACAATAAGTTCAAGGATGTTAAATCATGCCCATTTACAGCGTGCAAGGCCCGGATGGGCGTATCTACGACATCGAGGGGCCTGAAGGCGCATCCGATGCACAGGTTATATCGGCGCTTGAAGAACACTTAGCATCCCAACCAAAGCCCAAAAAGGGATTGCTCGCCGCCCTTGGCAAAGGCGCAGAGTCCACATTAAGTCAACTTCGCACAGGTGTCTCTGGGGCTTTTGGTTCTCCCGAAGAAGCAGCTAGGGCCGGGCTGGAACGCGGCGAAGAAATCTCTGGCAAGTATGCTGACCAAGTCAGCATGGATAAAGTTAAAGAAGCCTTTAACAAAGACGGTGTTGCAGCCGCTGCGAAAGAAGTAGCACGCCAAGTTCCCTTGGCTATTGCTGAGCAAGCGCCTAACTTAGCCACTTCCCTTGGCGGTGCTCGTCTTGGTGCTATGGCTGGTACGGCTCTTGGCCCTGCGGGTACTGTGGCTGGTGGCGTGGTTGGTGGTCTTGCGGGTGCTTTTCTTCCTTCCCTGATTCAACAATATGGCGGTAACATTGAACGCCAAGCTCAAGAACAAACGGCTCGTGGCGAGCCCATCAACATTAACGCGGGTGCTGCCGGAGCCGCAGCCGTCCCGCAAGCTGCCTTGGATGTAGCACAAGCGTTTATTCCGTTTGGTGGCAAGCTAATTAGCAAGCTAACAGGTATCCCCGAGAAAGCTTTCTTTGGCAAGAGCGCAGAACAAGTTGCTAAATTAGCCGATGAGAAACTGTTAGCCACCCTTGCAAAAGGAACGGCTACGGGCGTGTTGGCCGAAGTGCCAACAGAGATTGCCCAGCAGATGCTGGAGCGTGCACAGGCAGGGTTATCCCTAACTTCTCCTGATGCTATGAAGGAATATGGCCAGACCGCCTATCAAGTTGGTTTGCTTGGCCCTCTGGGTGCCGTTGGTAGGCTATCAGAAAAGGGTGCAGCCCGAGACGAAGTTGCCGCTAGACAAGCCGCAGAACAAGAAGCCACTGCACAAACTGCACAAACTGCACAAATACCCGCACCGCAAGCCGTACAGCCCCAACTCCCAGCACCAGAGCCAATGTTGGCGTTGCCTGCACCTACGGGGCCAGCCCCCGAACAACCTGCGCAAGAAGTAGCGCCTACGGCCGTTACAGAAACAATACGCCCGGGTGCAGTGATCGGTACAACCGACACAACACGCCCTGTGTCTGCGCAAACGCCTAGCTTAAATCAAGCAATGGAAGAGCACGACAGACTCAAAGCACAACTGGCCAGTCTTCAAACGCAGATGCAAGCCGCGGCTACCGCAGGCGACACAGCCAAAGTCAACGAGTTGTATGCCCAGTACTCGCCTCTTGAAACGCAACTAGAAACTTCTGCTCAAACTGTAGAGGGCTTGGGCGGTGTTACGCAAACAGCCGCCGAGTTAGAAACCCAATCTAAAGCCGCGCTTTCTAGCATTGATGCCAAGATCAAGAACGCACAGAAGAAGCTTGCGGACGCAGCGCAGCTAGGCTCATTTGGTGAGCTACCCAAACTGTCAACAAAGCTTGATGAACTTAAAAAAGAACGTGCAGACTTAATGGACAGCTTTGGCCAGAAGCGCTCAGTCCTAGAAGAAAAAGGCATCAACCAAGCACAACGCGGCCAGAACCGTGAGCTATTCACGGCTGAAGAAGCGCCTCTGCCCCCAACAGAGAAGCCTGAAGGCCCAGAGCAACCAACCACTGTGCCCGGCATCGCGGCAACGCCTGCTGAAGCGTTGGAGTTTAAGCCCAAGGCGATTGATACCCAGTACGAACGTCCCGAAGGTTACGGCCTACAACGTGTGTCCGACGACAAGCCAATTCAGTTGGCTATGCAGAAAGACCCAAGGCAGTTAGACATCTTTAGCCCTGAAAACATTCAGCGTACAGAGATGACTCCCGCTGAGCGCGTAGCTGCTGACCAACGTATGGCAGAAGCCACAAACATGTCGGCTGGCCGTGTTTCCCAGTATGTCAGGGATGCTGAAAAGCAGCGTATGACCCGGGCACTAGATACGCGGTTGAACCTTGCCGGTACAGAAACCAAACGCGTTGTGTCGGACGAGCAGTACGACATCACAATGAACAACATCGACCGCCTGCATAACAAGGTGGTGCTCCCGATTGGCAATGCCAACAAGTCTTGGTTGCAAGAGTTGTACGATGCCGCAGACGTACACAATACGCTTCTTGAGCAGGCAGAAACAAATAAGAGTTTTGGCCTTCAGCGCAAAATTAAAGCGGCACTGAACAGATACAACCGTGTGTTGGCCAAGATCACGCCTGTGCGTGAGCAGATTGAAGACATGTACAAGAGCATGTACGAAGCCACGCCAGCGGCTAAAGCCAGCGTTGTTGCGGAAGAAAAGAAAAAAGCAGGCGAAGAACAGCTTGATACACTGAAACGCCGCGCAGCGCCAACACCCGAGCAAGTAGCAAAAGGTGAAAAAGGTACGCCAACAGGTGCTGTTGTTAGCCGTGCTGTCAAAACAACCAGACGAATTGAGTCAGGCGATGTCCGCAAAGAAGCGGAAGACTCTCCGCAAATGCGCAAACTGGCCGACACTTTGGGTAGACAAGAACCTGAGTTTGAGAAGTTTAGCAACAACATATCCAAACGCGCAGCGGCGATGCGCGAGCAATATGGGAAAAATGATCCCGAAGTAACTGCGTTCCAGCTAAACATGAACGCCGAGTTGAATGCCAAAGCGTTTGAACTAGGCCGCAAGACACCTGAGTACAAGGCTACGCTCGCAGAGCAGACAGATATTGTCAGAGAAGCACTGTCTCAGAGTAAACAAGAAACGCTTTCCAAACGTACTGTTCAAGAGACTCGTAAGGTGCGCCGTGCACCAACGGAAGACCGCACAGGTTCTGCCGAAAGCCGTGTAGCTACAGAGAAGAAATCCCTGCGCGAAGCTGGCTCACGCCTGACTAAAGTGCAGGTTGAGGAGCTTGTCAAAGCGGCGTACGACTCGGATATTGGTACGGCATACCGCCTGCGCCAAACAGAGGGCGGCACAATAGATGCCAAAGAAGCCGCTGACTTCATGGAAAAAGTGCAGAGTAAACTGCCTTCAAACGTAAAGCTGGTATATGCCGCTAATGCGGGGAAAGTTCCTGTAAAACTTCTCAACCGTATGTTTGAAGAAGGCATCGACCCAAACAATATCAATGTACAGGGCGGCGTGTTTCGAGATGGCACGGTCTTGGTAATTGGCGACCAGCATGCTGACTTGAAAGACTTGGAAGCTACCGTCTTCCACGAGATCGTGGGTCACTACGGTATCGACACCATCATTGGCATTGAGCGTCTACAAGCATACGCTAACAAGACAGACCTTCGCAAACTTGCGGAAGAGCTTGGCGGTGAACCTCTTTTAAAAGAAGTTATTGAGACTGCAAACTTCCACGCAGCACGAGGCATGAGCGAAGAAATTCAAAAACTCCAAGTCTTGCGTGAGATCATTGCACACACCGAAGAGGCTCGCGTAACTGAGAGCTTCAGACAGAAGGCTGGCCGATGGCTCAAAGAATTTGTCGGCATGATTCGCGCAGGCTTGCGTGATCTGGGCTTCACTTCTTCCTCTGTACTATCAACATCTGACGT